ATGTCATCTATTTATTTGGCAGGCTCTGGCCAAACTGTTGCGGAAGTAAGTGTAGACTATCCGCGACCTGACCGTTTAGTCAGTGGCAATCCAAAGCGTCTAACCTATGACTTGTATCAACATTCCGCAATGAACTGTGGTATCTGGGAATGTGAGGTTGGGTCATGGAATATTCAGTTCAGTCCGCATAAACAAGAATTTTTCAGCGTCATTCAAGGGAAAGTACGCATTCATGATGCTCAATCAGAGGAATTTATCGAAGTTGCTGCCGGGGAAGCGGGTATTATTCCACCAAATTTTCAGGGTCGTTTTGAAGTGGTAGAGCAAGTCAAAAAGTATTTCGTGATTGTGGATGTAGGTTAAAGGTTTTTATTGAGTATTTATAATGAACTCCCTCTTTTATGAGGGAGAGATTAAAGATTTTTTAAATCTAAAATCAATAATAAGAGCGCTACGTTGACATGATAGAGGTCTAAAATTTATTTAACTTTAAAATCCTTGCTTAGATTTATTCAAAAATAATATCTGAGAATTCCTAACTGAACAGATTCAAGGTTCCGAATTATTGACAGGAATTAATACACCCTTACCTGTCGTTGTATTCTGAATAAATAAGTCAAAAGAGGATGTTATAGATTCATCAAATCGTTTTTGCCTTGTAAAAAAATATTTGATGAGTTCAATATGGTAATTAAAAAAATCCTCTCTATTTAAGAACTGGTCAAGTTTCTTAAGAGAGTTCACAAATACTTGATAAATGGGATCATCTGGACGACCGGCATATAGAGAAAAATGTGCATGCATGGGTTCAATTACTTCATATTCAATCAAATGTTCTTTAATTGAAACATGAACGATTTCGACTTTATTCAATGTATAAATTGAGATAAAAGCTGTGCCTGTAGCAAACTGAGTTGTTTTATTATTCTGAAAGTAAAAACATCTGGCCTCTTGTGCCATTTGCAAAAAATCCCAACAGTTTCGCTTGGCATACGCTTGTAAAATAAGAAAGAAATAATGCATCAGCATCACATCACCAGATACGGTAATAGCGCCGTACTTCCAGTATTTTATTTTCTTATAGTGATCGATGTAGGTCTTAGGTGGGAGATTGGTTTCCGGAGCACACTCGATTGTTAAGCGTTGATCACTCGCTAAAAAAATGTAATCTTGTATATTTATGGCAACAGTCAATGTCATTTTTATCGTTGAGTTTGCTAAAATTAGATTTTGAATAATTATCACACAATAAACAATTCAAAGGCTTTAAAAATGAGCGGAAAATTTGAAGTAAAGGCCGGTCAACATCAGTTCTTATCGGGCCAGCAAGTCGTCGCTGATATCCCATATATACCAACCTTTAATAAAGATGGTTATGTTCTGGAGTTTGATGTCAGGCATAAGATTGATAACGAGCTTCTTGCACAGGCACCAACCTACAGTTTAATCGACTCAAAAGGTACTGTACGTACGGGAGAAGTTCCAAAAGACGGCATAATCCGGATAACCTTAGCCGATAAAGAAGAAAAATATACCTTGATGGTGCATAAATATGATGCTGAGTCTACGGAGCAGAACGAATGACGTATACAGCAAGATTAAAAGTCTTCTGCGATGATAAAAACATCTTATCCAATTTGAGATACAACTATAACAACACATCATCAAATTATACGCACGGAGGAAAATTAGATCCCAATGGGTGTACCAAAGTTTACCAATGCAACAAACTTGATCTGATCTTTGTAGAGCTGACACTTAATCATCATAAACTTGCACGAATTCGAGTACCAGCACTAGAAAATGGAGAGTTCAATCAATCGACATTTAAATTAAAGTCAACAAGTGGAACAACAAAAAAAGCTGAGTCAAAAAAAGTTCCTGTAAGAGTTAAAAATGAACTCGAAATCGCCTTAGATAATCTCAATGGAACGGCTGTTTATTTTGGCAATAATTTTTTGATTCACGATGCAAATCTACGTGCTGCATACATGCGTGAAATTCAAAAAATGAGTAATGGTTATCTAGAAACCGTTAAACAGGGCAAGATAACCGTTAAAGAGGCTGCACTAGAAGCAACAGAACTCAGAAATCAAATTTTAGATGCAACGCGTAAAAAGAACTCAGCCATTGGACTGGCGATCTCTCAAAAAGAGAAGGCTGCTGGGAAAACTTTGCAAGAGATTCTTGAATATTACGCAATGGAAATAAAGGATTCAAAAAAGTTTAAGGCTTTAAGATCAGATCGAGCTGCTATGAGTACACATATTAAAAATGCCATGGCATCACAATCGAGTTACTTCAAACAATTAGATGTAGCTGATCAAAACAGGGTTTATTACAGTGTTCTCAAGGGATCGGGAAAATCAAATAAATCATTTAACGGAAAAATCAAATGGATGCGTGCATCTGGTCGTGTTTTGGTTGTTGTCTCATTTGCTTATGCCGGTTATGAAATTTATAACGCAGACAATAAAGAAAAGGAGATCTATAAACAAGGTGCAACATTGGGTGCGGGTATCGCTGGTGGTGCAGCGGGAGGAGCAATTGCAGGAGGAATCTGTGGACCAGGCTCCCCTATTTGTTCGACAGTGGGTGTCATCATTGGTGGAGCAATCGGCGGAATCACAGCGTATCAACTGGTCGAAGCATTCGACGAAGAACTTGAATCTTTTACAAAATGGACCTTATTTTAAATCTTGGAATTAAATATGTTTAAAGTATTAAAAAATCTTTTTAGAAAAAAAGAGAATAATGTTGAAATAAAAGAAGCAAAAATCATTAGATTCGAGTTTGATAATGAAAGAATGATTGCTGAATATGACACTATAAATGCACGAAAAATCTATTACAGAGATTTAAAGTCTATATTTATTATTTTCTATGATGAATACTTGCCTATCCCATTGTGGAATTTTGTATCTGATGAGCATTATATTAGCATTTCAAATGACTACCCTACTGATATACAAAAACTTATTGATATTCTATCGAATCAATTAGAGGGCTTTGATGAGCACTCTCATCAAGAAATCATCAAGGCAATGGGTGCAACAAGTGGACTTTTTCATATTTGGGTAAAAGATAATAAATAGTTGATAAAAAACTAATTTAATTTTGATGTCGCCTCTTTTAAAAGATTTAGATCTTTTTGAAAATACTTCTGAGTTGTTAAAATAGAAGTATGCCCCATTAGCTATTGAACAGAATGAATATCAACATTTTTTCGAATTAAATTGTTTGCAAATGATCTTCTCCCTAAACGACTGGTTGTATTAATTTTTTCTTTTAATACTTACGTGCCAATAGTTTTTTTGAAATTTTATTTTGTATAAATGTCTTTTAGAAATAACACTTTATTCCTCATATTCTTTACAATTATTTTTCGTACAGGAGAGTCGTTTGCCTTGGATTAAAATTTGAATACGGTAAACATCACCGCGTTTGACAGGTTTTGGTAGCTTCATTCATCCTCTTCTTGGTGCAATCTTGGTGCAATTTATTGTTTATTTCTGCAATTTTGTTGTCATTTTAATCAAAATCACAAACTCCAGACAATAAAAAAAGGGCTTACAAGTCATTGAAATTGCTTGTAAACCCTTGTTTTATCTTGGTAGGCATATCCAGACTCGAACTGGAGACCTCTACGATGTCAAGAAGGCGTTAAAAATCATTTATCCATATGATTTATATCATTTTTTGTGTATTTTTTAATGACGAAAAAGCCTTGAAAAGGCTAAAACTAATATGAATATAATCAATCATTTAAAAAATAGTTTCTCTAAACAATAATCTAAATAAAACGTTAGAGGCGTATGTTCTTATCACTAACCTAAACCAAATATATATCGAGCAAATATTAATCTACAATTATTAGAAATTTTTAAAAATCAGATTTGAAAATGTGCGCAAACTACGAACCTATAAAAAGATCGCAAGCTATACAACTTGGATTGTTTGAACCGACTTTCGAATACAAAGCTGATATTTATCCAGGTTATGACTGCCCTCTTATATTTAGCACTGGCAACTCTATCGAGTGGCGTGAAGTGAAATTTGGTCTTGTGCCGAAATGGGCCAAGGATCTAAAAATCTGTCGCAACACATACAACGCACGGACAGAAACCGTTCATGAGAAGCCAAGCTTTAAAAACGCATGGGCGAAAAGCCAGTTTGCTTTGATTCCAGTGCAGACTATTTTTGAACCCCGTTATACAGATGATGGCAAAGCTGAACGCTGGGGAATTTACCGCAAAGATCACTTACCATTCACTGTGGCCGCTATATACGAGAATGCTCTGATTGATGGCCAGCAAGTGCGATCTATGTCTATGCTCACAATGAATGCTGACAATCATCCGTTTATGAAGCAGTTTCACAAACCAGAAGATGAAAAGCGGTCGATAATTGTCATCCCAGATCAATATCGTGAAGATTGGTTGAACTGTAAAAACGACGAAGCGCAAAATTTCTTTTTTGATATGAATATCAATGAGTTTACAGCGCGACATATGCCAAAGAATAGAGTTTAAAAAGTTAGATCCGCCTGCCTTAACAAACGGATCCAGTATTGGCTAAATTATGTTTTAACGAATCATAAAATCAGCAATTTGAATTAAATCTGCCAAAAAACCAATTAGATGAAAGCATATAAATTTCATAATCTTAACACTGATCATTTCTTTTCGCCTTATATAAAGACGCAAAATTCGTTGTTTGAAATCTTTAAAAAAAATGCCAAACTATTTTTAATTTAAAAACGTTTAAAGATTTGAATCCTTAATACGTTTATAATTCAAATAGAACAACGTCAGTTGGCGTCTGTTTCGATTTGCTGCCTCTTTCGTCCTCGACCAAAATTTCGAAAGAGAGCAGCATCCTAAATTTATGCATCTAAAAATCAGAAAACTATGATTTCTATTAGAAGCATTGCTACAAGCAAGACTATTATCTCCTTGTATTATCTAGGTTATATAGCTTTCCAATGGATATCAATCTTGACTTTTCTTTCCTTTCTTATGAGTTCTACTTCGACGATTTATATAGCTGTTCCATAACAATAAAAAACTTACTTATTTCGTATACAGGCACATAGATAACTGTGTGGATAACTTAAAATTTATACATTTGAAATGCATTCTTATTGTTTATAACTTAAATTGTTACATTAGTTTGCTTTTTAAGCATTTATTCTTTGACTCGCGTCAATCTATGACTTGTTCTTGTTTCTTAATAATTTTTAAAATTTGAATTCAAAACTTAAAACGTACTATCCTAAAAAGACCAAATTCTATTCCAAACACGCCTCGTAGCGTAGGAGTATCAAAATGTCTAAGAAGTTGCCTATCTACTTCTCGGATGATGCATGGTCATCTTTACAAGATCTCATGGGTCAAGACGGGAAGCCTAGCCCCACTATCAATACTGTTCTCGAGCAGATCGCATTTCAGACTGAGCTTGTTGATAAGCTCGGACTCACATCCGTTTTACCTAGAACAAAGCTTTCCGTACCGGTTTCACTTGAACGCATCCCAGCGGGCCCTGCATTCAGCACAAAGGATGAACAAGATAAGGCGCTCGATCTCAATGAGTTTCTGATTCACAATCCAATTTCTACCTTCATCGCATACGTTGATAGCGAATCAATGCTCGGTGCCGGGCTTGATGTGAACGATCCAATCATTATCGATCGCAGTATTGAAGCAAAGCATTGCGACATCGTTGTTGCACTAATCGACAATAAAGACTCAACCATCAAACGATTGATGATCACCAATAAAATGTCGAAATCAGAAATCAAAGAAATTTTCGGCGATGAAAACTATCCCCTGCCTAAACTGTGGCTTAAAGCTGAGAATCCAGCATACAAGCACATTATCCCTTCAGATAATCAGACAGTTGTGATCTGGGGTGTGGTCACTTTCAACTTAAAACGTATCTATCACCGCTCATAAGTCATAAGAAGAACAAAAAATGAAAAGTGAAAACGAAATATTCGCGTTGGTGGACGTGAATAATTGCTATGTCTCGTGTGAGCGTGTGTTTAATCCATCTCTTAATGATCGTCCAGTTATCGTGCTCAGTAATAATGACGGCTGCGCAGTGGCCAGAAGTCAGGAGTCGAAAGATTTAGGCATAAGAATGGGTGTGCCCTTCGTTCAAATCAAAGAATTGGTTCAGCAACATAATGTCCAGGTACTATCGAGCAACTATGCCCTATATGGCGAAATGTCACGTAGATTTATGTTGCTACTCGGTCAATACGTCGCACCTGAAGAGCAGGAAATTTACAGTATCGATGAATGCTTCCTGAAACTTACAGCGTATGGCCAAAATTATAATTTGACTCAGTACGCTAAAGACATGCGTGAAAAGGCCATGCACTGGCTCGGTCTTCCATGCTGTGTTGGAATTGGCCGATCTAAAACCGAGGCTAAAATTGCCAATCATCTGGCCAAGAAAAATAAGTATTTCGACGGCGTATGTAATCTGGTTGAGATGGATCCCTGCTCTGCAGAACATGTGCTGGCTAACGTTGATGTATCAGAAGTCTGGGGAGTTGGGCGTCAGAATTGCAAAAAGCTCAATGGCATGGGTATTAATACAGTTTTAGATCTGATTAATGCGAATCCTAAAGAGATTAAGAAAAATTTTAGCATCGTCATGGAGAAAACGGTCAGAGAACTTCAAGGCATCTCATGCATTGATCTTGAAAATGACGACGTCGCAAAGAAGCAAATCATCAGCAGCCGGTCCTACGGCAGTCCCGTCTATGAAATCGATGATATCAAGTCTTCAGTTCGAATGTATGTCGCACGTGCAGTGAAGCGTATGCGGGAGGATGGATCTCTATGCAAAATGATCGGCGTTTTTATACAAACCGGGCGTTTTGACAAGACAGAGAGATATTCACCTTACGTCGTGGTCCAAATGCATGAACACACCGACGATCTGCTTTACATCACCAAAGCAGCCATGAAAGGTATCGATCAGATCTATAAGAGAGGTTTCAAATATAAGAAAGCCGGCATTGTACTTTTAGAGATCATCGACAAGTCAAAGTTTGTGCCTGATATGTTTACAGACCATAAGGAACGCTCTGAGCGAGAGGACTTATCGAATGCCATTGAAGCGATCAGTGAACGCTTCGGAAAAAACTTGGTCACAGTCGGTATCGCAAACAATCAAAAAGCCGATTGGCACATGAATCAAAATTTAAGATCATCTTTGTATTTAACAAGATGGTCAGATCTATTTCGAGTAGGATAAAACAATGCACTTATTTAAATTAACAGACAAGCAGCTAGCACAACTCCTTATTCCTAAGCGTTTTGTCCCGCCCACTCCACCAGAGTTAATTGGCAAAAATTTGGAATATGTATTTGATAGTGATGATAAGTTTGAGTTGACTTATGATGAGCTTGTAGAAATCATCAGCAAAGCTAGATTGGCGGGGCCGAAGTTGATACCAGTGTTGGGAATGATTGGAAGTTAAGAGAAATGTATAGATTGTTTGAATTTGATAGAACAAAAGCTAATTATGAATATATCGATTTTAAGACTCGATATTGTGAAGAGGGGAGTAAATGGACTGTAATTGAGGTTCAAGCTGAGGGTTTTTTTGGGTGGATGGATAAAAAAATGAGCCCAGCATATTTCATTCCTAAATTCACCTCACCTTTAAGTGAAAAGGAAATTGCAGTAATTAAATTTCTGGATCCTGATTATTCAATCAAAAATTTTAATTCCAGAGAGCAGATTCCACTCGAAATGCCTATCGTTTCTTTCAATGGCGAGGAATTGGTATTTACCAATGGCAGACACAGAAGTCGCGCTTTGGAATATTTGGGAGTATATACATTATTTATTGAGGTTCAAAAAAAAGACTTATCCAAATTCAGTAAAATAACAATCTAAAACAAGCCCTCACTTGAGGGCTTGTCTTTCTGGCCATGTTTTTACTACTCGCTCTGCATCAGCAGCGTGCTCATCAGCTTTTTGTGCCACGCTTCGATATTCTGTGATGCAGCTTTCGAGTATGTCACTTGAGGAATCGGCGTATTCAATGATGGTTTCGCGGGGAGCTGTGGACAGACGTTGCTTTGCAATGCTGAGTTGCTTTGACAAGCTGTCAGCACTGGAACGAGCAGAATCAGCATCAGACTGTATTTTTTTAATTTTGGCATTATAGTTTTGCTCCGCTTGAGTGATTTTCTCTGTCCAGACTTTTTCCTGTTGAGCAGCTTGAACTTTGGCTTTTTCAGTTGCTAATTGCTGTTGAGTGATGTAGTCAGCGTGTTGCTGCTTCAAAGTTTTGATTTGGCCAGAAAGTTGATTGACTTGGCATGATTGAAATAGGCAGCAAATCAACAAAATGATGATTAATGCCCAACGCTTATTTTCTAAAATCCATTTCACGCAAACGTAAAAAAAGCGCTTCATCGCGCTCAGTATTGATAACAAAATCATGAATTAGCCCCCAAACATTTGCTGTGTCTTTCCAGTTGGCGCGTCCACACACCAGCACACCGTTTATTACCTGGTGTACTGCAATCAAATCCACCAGAAAATTTGTACTTCAGCAATGCATCACAAGCAGCTTTGTATTTACCCATTTTCAAGTTTTTAAGCATTGAAGAACTGGACCAATTACCAATACCGAATTGATAAACAAAATCAGTGTAGGCATCGTATTCATGTTGGTAGATGGGAACATTTAAAATCGTTTTGTTAAAACGCTGCGCCTCTTTGTCCATATGCTTTCGTAAAAAGACCATGCCCTGCTCTCGTGTAACCGCTGGATCTGTCATTTTGACTTTAGTACCATCTGGATAGACCGTGGTACCAAACGCAATCGTTGGAACGTCGTTTTTAGTGGGAATGATGGGTTTTGGCGTAAAGCCTTCTTGTTGAGCTGTGGATTGCACTTGTGTTTCGCTGGGTCCATAAATGAAAATACCGCTGGTTATAGCAGCGGCAATTGTTGAACCTATCACAAATAATCTAGTCTTGTTTGACACGACATTCCCCTCTTAAATTGTCCATGCGCTGCTTATGCTCGATCTCGCGCAACTCAGCATCTCTTTTTTCACGTTTATTTTTGGCAATCGCAAAGTAAAGCTGAATAAGCAAGCCGAGTGCTGCAATAGCTAAACCACCCCACGCGATTACATCTACTTTTGCTACAAATCCCAAAAATGAAGCACTCCCGCTGGTAACTGTGACTTTGCTTGTAAGCGTTGCTGCGCTTGCTTCAATTACTGATTGTTCTGACATGCCAACCTCCAGATCGTGGCAATAAAAAAAGCCCCTTTCGGGGCTAATCTTTTTTACATCATCTTCGTTTCAGACAACGGCTCCGGTTTCGGGCGTTCAGCTTCATACTGCTCTTCTGAGATGAACTCGACGTTGTGAATTGTTTCAAGAACTGATCCGTCTTTAAGCGCACCATACTCTTTATTGCCGCGATTGTCTAAAATGATGTAATAACTTCCATCTGCAGACGTATATTTTTTTACTGTAGACATTATGCTTGACCTCCATCAGTGATTGACCAACCTGCGCCGATAAGATTGCTTCGCGCTTGCGCCCCGGCTTGTGAATATTTTTTGCCTTCTAAATATAAGAATTTAGACAGTGATCGATTTGCCCATTCGCTCTGACGCGTGGTTCCCACATCTAGCCACAACGCATTTAAAAACTTGTCGTAGTTTTCTGTAGATAAACCAGAATTGTTGAACATATCGCCAAAAACGGCATTCATATTGAATTTATTACACCATTTCGACAGATCTTGATTAAATGAAGTGGCACCAAAAAACATTTCTGTAAAATTCAAACATTTTCTGATATTCCATTCTGAAATATCTTGATTGAATGCACTTGTATCTCGAAACATCCACAAAAAGTTTTCTGATGACTGCACATCGATTACAAGCGGCTGATTGAACACTCGGTTTCCAGCAAACATCGCTTCAAAGCTTTTAACTTTTGATGTGTTCTGAGGTGGTTTTGAATTAAATACACTATTTGCAAACATTCGATTCATGTCCAGTGCATTTGATGTATTTAAACCCGATAAGTCTTGGTTGAAATTTTTTGTACCCTGCAGAAAAAAACCAAAGTACAAACCAGATGACGTATCAATATTAATTGGCTGATTAAAACTGATTGCATTAGAAAGAAAAAAAGAGAAATCAGTAACTTTACTTGATTTTAAAGTGTCAATCGGTTGATTAAACTTCAAGCAACCAAGAAACATACCTTTAAATGTAAGCGCATTTTCAGTATTTAAATGACTGATCGATCTATTAAAATTGGCGCATTCTACAAACGCAAAAGCAAAATCAGTTGTGTTCTTTACGTCCCATTGATCTACTCGTTGATTGAAAAAAGGTGAATCGGCGCATATTCTATAAAGTTCAGGAGATTCACAGTGCAGACCGAGCGAGTAGTCCGGATATGCGCCCGCACCGATATTTGTTCCCTGCAACGCGTTTACCTTATCCCATGCCAAATATCCGTACTCTCGATTTTCATCAAGAATAAATTGAACATTCGTTGCACCGGTAATTGTTAGTTCTGTAAAAAACGTAAGCCCACCGTCGATTGAAAGTTTACCGCCCACGCATTTAAATACTGACGGCTGCTCATAGAAAAAGTTGTATGTTGAGCCTGTTGCGCTGTCATAGTTACGCAATATCCGCAATTGGCTCAGCATATTTGGAATTGGAAAAACATTAATCGACTGATCGACTGTATTTGTTGATTTAAACACTGTGCAAGACATTGTTTTCGCTCCTATGCGGTGTATTCGTATTGGGTATCCAAATAAGCTAGACGTTGCTTAGACCAGAACACGATCTGATTGACGTTAGAGTAATTTTTGGATGGCAAATCAGGCCACTTATCGAAATCAGAGAGAATCAAATCGCGCGGATATTTCGAAGCAAGCTCGAAACAGATTTCATATACAGTGTCTTCATGAAAGATCTTTAAATCTCTCAATTGTTTGTAGCGAAGCTTGATGTCGCTTGAGAACGTTGTTTTTAACTTGTTCCAAAAATTCACTGTGTTCTGCGGTACATCACCCTTTGCGAGCGGCTCATTTGCTGCAATTGTCCCAGTGCCCGCATAATTTGAGCCAAAGATACTGTCAAGGTCATAAGGCATGAAATAAAACTGCGTACCGTTCCAGCTCACAAATTGAAAGTTTTTACCCAAACCATCGTAATTGAATGTGAAATCTGAGAATAAGTAATAGTCGATTGCATTCTGCTTATTCAGAAAGTTATTTGCATTTTGTGAAAATGAACTCTGATTTGAAGCAGCAAATGCATCCCACGCACTTAAACAAGCCAGTGTTGCACTTGTTGGTTTCTTTGGTGACTTAAACTCATAAACTTCAGTGTTGTTAAAGTTAGCACTCAATTGTGTTAAGTCTGCTTGAGCACCGCCCCAATCAATCTGAATCTGTGTCGGCTTTGCACGGTCAAGATTGTAGTTGAAGTACTTTTTACCGATGTTGAATGAACCAACTCCGTAAAATTCATCATTGACGTACATCACACACGGATAACCAACTACATGCCCGATCGCGTTTGTAAGTAGCGCATCATTACCAGTCTTGCCAACAAAATACTGATCAACTTCGCGCTTATATCCATTTAAGCTCGTCCGCGACTGCACCATTTTTTCCCAGAGATTATTACCCCCAACATTTCGACAATTGGATGAATCAACATAATTGGCTTTGAATACCCATTCATCATGCGCGGGTACATCACCAATTTGCACTTTGAGTGATTTTGTCAATGCGATATCACTAAAAAAACCGAGTGTATAGTTCTTTTTCGGATAGACAACGCTCGATGATCCTTGAACTTCAAGCGTTGCGAAAACATTCAAAATCTGCCCATCGATATGAATTTCTGCTTTGCAATTTGCTTTAGTGCTTTTATCGGACGGTAAACTTGCAACGTTTGTTAAATAAATTTGAACTAATGAATTTGGTGCTTTAAATGCAGCTTGCTTTAAATTCACAGTGTTCGCTTTGTTGCCACCATTTCTTTTTAATTCATTGATTTCATTTAAAACATCGACACCGTTGAAAACCCAATTACCGAACTTGCCGACGTAGCCAAGCAAGTTCTTTTCAGCATCTTCAAATCGAATCAGTTTTGAGTCATCTGACTGCTTTGTTAGCTTTTTCAAATACTCAAGTGCATCAACAGCATTGTGAAGCCCATCGATCTGACCAGAGCGCAACATTCCAGATTTCGTCAAACGTAGAACAATATCCCCATTGTCATCGACAAACGTATATAAATCACTTGAATTACTTGTCGCAAGCAGCTTTAACAATACGCTGATATTGTTCAGATTCAGCTCATTGACAAACTTTTGCAGTTCTTTAATGTCTTCTTGATTTGTGAGCAATATTGAGCGTTTTGTATCTTCATCATATGAGACAAGCTGGCACTTTTTATTCAGCGCAAGTACGACATTTCCTGCGCTGTCTTTCCACTCGTAGAGATTTTCTGAATTTGAGCTTTCGAAGTATTCTTTAAGTAATGCTTTCACAATACTTAAAGAATCACCTTCTACGGTTGTAAGATTTACTCCATCCCAAACATAAAGCCCAGCATCGTCTCCCTGTGCGATACGTACGGTAGATTTTTCAGGTACATTGATTTTATCCGCTTCAAACAAAGCCATATTTGCATAGCTGTAGTTACCGCCTTGCGCTTCAATCAGATCAATCGACATTTGACGAATATGATTGAGCAAAACGCTTAATGCATTTTTAAACTGTGATTCGGTGATGGTGTTCCCGATAAAATCGTAATCGCTCGGTACAGTCATTGGTTTACCCTCAAAAAAAAACCTAGCGATTGCTAGGTTGAAAACGTACTCGTTTGATTAATAGTATGTACCTGTCACAGTGAATTCGATCCCCGCCTCAAGTACGGATGACAAAATGGCTTGACCTTTGTTGTCTACAACGACTGTTACATCATTCCACATTCTTTTTTCAAAATTAGCACTCCACATACTTCTCCGTGGATTTACATTCCACATGCTAACTTTCAAAATTTTGGAAGATTCAATATCTGTGCGTGATACAGGTATTAGTCCTGAAGACGTTTGCTTGTAAATTTGATATACATGGTTTATTCCATCACTAATAAATTTACATTCAAATGGTTTTGGAGTTATCGCATCAGCTGACCCAATAACGTTACCATTAATAGATACTTCAGCAAAAAATAAAGGTGCTCGTAAGCCTCTTGGAATTTGACCAGAAATCATATTATTTCCTCCATTCAACCTTTAATAACTCACACTAATATTCAGTCGAGATGGATCGAAAGCACCTTGAGTATTGTCACCACCATAAGTGCAGCGGATCCGGAATTGTGTGGTTGTTTGAGCAAATGAATTATCTAAATTGGCAGTTGCAGCTTCGCCATTTCCCCACGATGGTGTTAACTGAACAATATAATTTGCATCTGGAGCAGCTTTAGCTAAAGTCACCAAAAAGAATCCTCCACTTACTCGCTGAATATTAGATATACCGACTGACTTTAGTATCTGCTGTTTATTACCATCATAAAGAGCAAACGCTCTCACCGTGGGTATCTGAATATCTTGGGTACCATCGAAAAGAATGTCATTAATATGGCGCGCTGTTTCAAGCTTCTTTGCAGAACTGGCAATCGCATTGAGTAATCCATTTACAGTTAAATCACCCGTAATGGTTCCACCCGACTTTCGTAAAAAGTCATTTTCAATCTGTTGAGCCAGTAAAATAATGTCTTCATAAGTGGCAAGATGCTTCCAATTCACAGTACTGACATTTGGATTATCGGCGTTATTATCTTTTGTTGAGATAAAAAGTACGGATGCATCATCGGATAGAACAACCGCACCTTTTGAATACCCGCCCACGGCGCTGGCCAAATCTGAATTGAATTTGTATTGGCCGCCAGCATTCAACCAAACTTGGTGCAAAGATAGATAGTGGAAAATCCCGTTAAAGTCTTCACCAGCCGGATTGACGCCACCAGCAATTTTTTTAACCATGGTTTCATACGGAAAACCAATTGAAAGTGATGCAGCACCCTTTACTGTTGTAGTTACAGGGATTTCATTTTTAAGCGTGCTATCACGCGCAAAAGGTACGGCGTTGACTTGAGGTTGTGTAAGAGACATAAGAACTCCAGCTATTTCTTATAGAACATGCCTTGGTTAAATGGTTCAGCATCTTCAGAGAATCCAAAAACGTGTTCGGCTGTATCATTAAAATCAAACAGACTGATATAAAACTGAGTATGTGCAGGCTTATATCGGTTCAACAGACATGAAAGTGCTTTGTATGACGTAGAAGCTCTGATTGCATCTTCATCCCCCTGCAGTGGAATTAAATTGGGTGAATTGATATCCAGCACCACTTTGAATGTATAACACCAGTCATCAGGCTTGGTGATCATGCCAACTGGCGCATCGCCATCGTAATGATTAAGTGAAAACTCACGAATCACTATTTTTAAACCAAGCGATTCAGCGATCGATTCATAATAGCTATTGGTCTGTCCACCATCTGCAATCAATTTGGCCACAATGTACTGTCGATTTTGTTCAATCGATTCTGGTGCACCAAAACAATAATCTGGAATACCTACAGTTTGATTCCACTCATCGAGCAAGGCTGTTGTTGTTGATGGAAAAGCATCAATGAGTAGCTGCACGGCGTCTGCATCGAGCTGCTGAAAGGACTTGGCAAAGCCCTCCATAAGCTGGTGCATATTGGTGATCAAGCTTCGTGGCCAAACCCGTCCACGCGGCAACAGAGCCTTAAGTGCTGCAGTGTATTGCTCTAAGGTATATCTTGACTGAGCCATATTAACTCCATGTAATATTACCCAAGACTGCAATTGAGCTTGATGCCACTGCTACATCTGCAATGGGCGACAAGATACTAAAATCATCCACGCTCTCAACTTTGCTGATCGCAGCCCAAAGCGTAGAAATAAGTACTTTTTTACCTGGTGCAGAATTATTCAATATTGCTGACTTTAGTGACGTTCTAACTGCCTCACAATCAGCAAGTTTCACACCTTGAATACTGATATCAATCTCTTCAATCGTGGGTGAGAGTAAATAGACCAATGCTGTGGATGGTCGACGCGGATAAATATAGTTGGCCACATTGAGCTGATCACCCATGGCTGGACTGTCCCTCTCTTCATTTGCAGCAACACCGTTTGTACCTTGCGGTAATCCGTACGGGTTAGCGGCCGATGGCTCAACCAGGAAATAAACACCCACTGTGGGCGGGCCATAGATCAGCGGAACGCACCAAGCATGAGTCACACTTGAAACTTCTTTTGCCCACTTTTCATAGTCGTTCTGGGCTCCGCCCTGAGGGGTAGATTGATAGGCTGCGATTACTCGTGACTTAAAATCTTCCTGGCTTTCAATATCAGAACCACCAGAAATAATTCCAGATATTCCAGATGAATTCACGCCAGCAACTGACTGACCCAGCGCAAACTGAGTACCTGCAGCACAATTGCCATCAACACCACTAATACCGTCCGGATCTGCTACAGCTTGAATCGTTAAAGTCATCACACCATTGGCATATGAAGAATCAATCACGCTGTACTGTTTGCTGTCACTACGAATGACCTTAGTACCATTGGCAACAACAGATCCAGAAACAGCATTAAAATTAACTGGACCGCTGGCCTGAGTTGCGGCTTTTTGGTAAACCCCACGCAATGCACCCCAAGCTGCCAAGTACTCATCTGTAGACGTGTACGGCGTTGCCTGCTGGGCAATGTAATCTAAATAGCCATATTGTTGATGACTCATTCCAGCCAGAACAGTGCCCAAGATATTTAAATTTGAAAATCTTAAAAGTGCATCTGACTTAGGTAAACTGGATGAAATATTCTGGTGTGCTCGTTGTATCAACGCGGTCAGAGCAGGTCTAAAAAATGCCATTACCAAAGCTCCTCTATAATTTTGCTAATCACGGCACCATCCTGCCTATAAGCAACAACCATCATTCTTAATTGATTCGGTTTGACAAAATTGGCTGTAATATCGAACTTGGCCACGACCTCATCATCAAGCATCCATTGCAATGCTTCAGATGCATAGTTAATGGCATCACGCTCAACAAACCGTGGTGCCTTACTCCGATCGAGTAGATACAACCGAGATCCAATCGGATATTGTTGGCCAGTATCGCCCCACCAGCCCCGGCGGTCATTACGGTTGGTTGTAGAGGCATCAGGTAATATGTCATTTAGATCTGCAATACGATCTGTAAACAAGCTAATCAGGATTGCCGTTACAACGTCAGATCCTGAGCTCAAGGAACCATCAGCAACAGCATAATCACCGGATCCAGTTTCTGTATTCCAAACTGTTTTAATATCGGCCATGGTGTTTCCAAAAAATAAAGCCTCACAGTAGAGGCTTAATAAGAATTGATCACTTATACTGGTGCGGTGGTGTCACCATTCCGTGAATCTTTGTGATGATGCTCATTAAAGGTTTTATCACCAGCTTTTAAATCAGTCGCTTCAACCACACCATCTTTAAATTTAACCCCGTTGATTTCAAAAGTGCCTGAACTATTGATCGAACCCGTACCATCACCATTTAGCTGAATGGCTGTACCTGATTTGTCGACCAATGTAATGCCTTCACGGGTTAAATAAACCTCTTGGCCAAGATCATCGGAAATACAAACTTCACCCTTTTGAAGGTTTCGTTTGCGACTTTCAGAATGATGCGTTGATACCACAACACCCGTACTTTTATTGCCACCAAAGAATAAAACTAAGGCGTGATGACCATCGGGCGGTGAAGATTGAAAGCCATATTCTGTGTAACGTGGAATATTGTCTTTCACTTCAGCCTGATTAAATTTAACCTGGACTTTCTGTACCTCAGAAGCATCATCAATAACAACACCCCACCCGAGCCCGATAAGATTTCTCAAACCATGTAGCATTTTATCGATCATCGTTGAGCTCCCATATTTGCACTCAATACATCCGTATCAAGTTTGAACGGTACAATAGGCTCTGGCGTAAAGGCACCTACAGGCATCACAATCATGTCGCATCGGGTACCATTATCATCAACGCGATAAGTAACCTCACCAATCAGCCAGTTCTGCATCTGAACTTTGATTTTAGGAATATTCAACTGGATCTGAGTGTTTGGTTTATACAAATCGCCATTGAAATCTCGCCACGATGACACTGTGACACGGACCATATTGCTACGGCCATAACGTCTATTGAGTTCCCACCGAGCTCTCTTTTCCGCCACCACAAAACCAGCATCACCATCTTCAGGAATCACATAGAGTGGTCTGAATCTTGGCATTGTAGGATCTTTAATCGTGTAATAACCAATGGATGGATCTGATGATTGGTCCATGCTTAATGGAGCAGATGGAATCACGACGATATAGTGTGAATATCTCTGATCCATACCACGAACATAAGTGGCACTTTCTACATTACTTCCCTGAGTAAGAGATCCAGATGCAGTCTCGGTGCTTTCTCGGCTCAACACCAAGTTACCCTTTTCATTTTCATAGTAAAGGACTTGAGCAACTCTACAGACACGATCAATCACGGCACCTGAAGTTTCACCCAAATTGATGTTTTGAACAGATACCACATCTGTTTCAATAGTAGAGACAACCTCAATTCCAAAATCTTCACACAGTGATTCTGCAATGCTTTTTACTGTACAGTTTTGAAATTGCATCCCTTTCCATACTGCAGAACAATCAACCAGATCGCTACACAATCCACGGCCAACCACTTGGATCATGTGCTGATTATGTGTGATCTGAGGTATTACACGATCCACATAACCAGTCACCACCAGGTCATCACCGATGTAGACTTTACATTTACTGCCTTCAGCAACTTCTACAGTTTCTGAATTTGGTATTTTTTCAGTCATCTGCAGATCAAAGTTATTTGGAATACGCTCAATTCCCCTGGTAATCGTGAGGCGATTCCAGCCGGTGATAATGTACTCTTCTTTGCCAGTATCGATTTTGAGCTTTACGACATTGTCATTCATGATGATAAAGCCTTGAATTTGACTGGCATAAATGCGGGGTGAATAGGATTTGCTGACTTAACTAGCTCGCTCTCTCGAGAACTATCCTGATAAAGTTTTTGTGCCCAGACCAGCGAAGGCAAACTAGCAGCTGCATCAATCTGCTCAACTGTTGCAAGATCAGCGCCTCTGGCTGTCAAATCCAATGAAACAATTGTTCTTAAATTCAATAATGAATTATAAGTTTCATCCAATCCTTGATCACCAGCAATAATCAATTCGTTATCAAGTAAACCACACACCTGAGTACGAGTTAGATAAGCATCATCATAAGAAACATATGCTCTATTTGCAGTTGACTGAGCTATACAAATTACGGCGATTCTACGGATCAGATCATTCAATAGATTAAAACCTATTGAATCATCACCCCCTTCTGGCATTGCGGCAGAATTTGCCAATGGCAACATTGCATTCATAGCCTGCACAGGATCTGGATTCGCTTCATAAACAGCCGTAATCGTATCTCCGATACCATTTACAATATTTTCAATATTCATATCATCTAAAGCAGTTTCTAGGTCTGCAATTTTGTTTAAAACGTTTACACGGCTTGCAGACCCCATACCAATTAACTGATCAACCGACTTTTCTAATTTTTTTGCACTTTGAACAGCAGATCCAATGTAACGACCGATCTCACCCGGTAAACTGGTAATCATTGAAAATAAGCTTGTTGCAGTAAAAGTAATTTGTCGAATTTGAGTAGTAAATCGGTTAACTACGGTGAGTATTCCATTTTTATCACTTCGAACTCTTGCCTTTATCTTGTTAAGAGTATCAAGTATTGATGCTTTTTTAGCCGCATTACTAAATGAGTCATTGTCATCTTGAGGACTAGCAGCAACCATTAAAGTGGCGTTCACTTTATTTTCAATAAGCGTAAAACGTATTGTCGCAACTCGTCCCTGAAGATCTTGTTCAATTTCAAGATTCAACAATGACATTTCAGAACGTTCACCCATGGTGGGATGTACAAAACGACCATCTCCCCATTGATCTGCTGCTTTTTCAAATGCTTCAATTTGCTGCTTTAATGTTCCTTTACCGCCATATGCACCACCACCTTCAACAATAAAACCCATGACATGGAAATTTTTGCCACGAGAACCCAAATCTTCTGTAAAAACACCATCGCGATAAGGATACTCATGAATAGCAATCTTCCGCCCCATAGTGAATGCTATAGATGAAACACCAAAAGGTATGTTGCGCCATGATGCAGGTTGAAGCTGCTCAAAGAAACGAGATTGTGGAATCATTTGAAAACCTCGACCATAAAAAAACCACCCGAAGGTGGCTTATTGAACTTAAACTCTAAATTTAACTTTTCGGTTTTAAGACCCTGAAAATAGCAATAGGAGTCATACCATATGCTGTTGAAGGTCTACCAAATTGCTCTTTCATTACTTTAGTAAATTCTTCTATCATTGAATTAATATCGTTTGATTCTGGTATTCTCATGTCTTGGTCATGAGGAATGGCATCTAAAACGCCTAAAACACACCACTCGCCAGCCATAAGATCACCATGTTTAAAATTTAAATCATGTACACTATTGAACATTTCAGATCTATTAAGAGTCATCCAGACTTCTTGGCTAGTATCACCTTGATTAAAAAAACGAGCTTGCAGTGAAAACGGTATAGCCTTCATAAAAGCAACTGCAGGTGCTAATAATTTCTTAAATTGAGTCTTTGCTGTTCTCTCCGATGGCTTTTGACTTGGCATTTGATCAATACCAAACTCTAAGGCAGGATCAATAATATCTTTCATGCCTGCGACATCTACAACACCAAGAGATCCTCTCAAAAGCACTAAATTTCCAAGCTCTTCTGTATTTAATTCATAGCCAATAAAACCTAACTCATCCAAACGATCTATGATTTCTCTTGGCATGGTTTGAGATGCATCAAAACTATCTTCAAAGCCAATCTGAGCTGTATTTTTTACAGAAGTTTTTATTGTTGCAACAGTTGGTAAACTTAATGAGCCTTCATTCAGTTGCTCATCATTTTTACTATTAGTGCTTTTTCGGCTTGTTAACGCACCATTACCTGTTAACTGGGCATAAAAAGAATGTATTTTTCTCGTATCTAAATAAAAGAAATCAAAGATTGATTCTATGTTTTGTGATTCTTGTGCCACGACTCATATTCTCCTCAACTTTTTTTCTTGTGTCATTATACTGAGATAGACCATCTTTCATAGCTTTATTAAAATTATCAACAGTTTCAGCTAGTTTTTTGGCAGAATCATTTATTTTTTCATTTTGATTATCTTTATTGAAAAAATATGAGAAGTTCATGATTGTCCTCCTAAGACAAAAACACCTAGATTTAATTGTCTATATCTAAGTTGGTTTTAGGTGATCATAACTACTCACCATTCTGGGGTCAATTACAGATATGTTAAATTTTGACACACTCTAAAAAAGGCTGAAAACTAATTCAACCTCTACCTGTAAAACCTTCACCAGGTTGATTGTGACTAATTTTAACGCCCTGAGGTGTCTCAACTTTGGTCACAGTCGCTCCATTAGGATGAACAGTTGTATTCACTGAAACATTAACTTGAGCCTGTTGACTTCCAGTTCCTACATTGGTCCCGGTACCAAAAATCTTTTCTAAATACCCTCGTGTCTCTTGAGGCACTACACCGGTTGGGTTACGTTTAGTTTTCAAACCATGACCATATTTAACAAATGAATCAACGTTACCTTCGCCCCAGTTGTAAGCCATCGCTGCAAGTCTTTCGCTGCCCTTATAACGATTTTTAAGCCATGACATATATCGCGAAGCCGCTACAGCTGACTTGTTAATATCAAATGTATCTGATCTTGATAATCCAAATCTTTTTGCAGTCGCAGGCATGAATTGAAAATGGCCAGTTGCTCCAGCTGGAGAGAGCATGTTTTTACCACGTCCAGACTCTGCAAACCATTGGCGATCTAGAAGACCTTTGCTTAATCCATATTTACCTTCCAGTGATTCAAATAGTAGCTTTGATTGAATTAACTCTTTTCCAGAAGGTGGTACAAATTTTTTTGTGGCTAATCGATCATTAATTCCAACAGCTTCGCGTGCAGTTTTACCACCGGCCCAATCGGGTGCATGTTGCCATACACGCGCAATTTTATCGCCCAGCCAATCTCCAAAGTCTGTTCCCTCTACAAATTTTTCGTTAATCCAACTCCCGATTTTCCAGCCACCAATCGCTGCTATTGTTACACCGGTTGCAGTACCTAATGCTGTCATACCGCTTGTGGCCAATGCCAACTTACCGATTAAACCAAGAACTCCACCAACGGCCAAAGCAATATTAGCGACAAATCCAACACCGATTAAAATGCCAACACCCTTGATGACATTTTCCCAGCCACCAAATTTATCTACGACTTTATCGACCCACTTTGCAATATTGATACAGCCATCTAAAAACTTGGTGATACCTTCCAAAGTTGCATCAAAGTCTATCTTATCGATCCAGTTTGCAATTCTCTCAGCAAGTTTCGCAATTTTATCACTGATGTCTGTGCGATTAAGTACAAGCCATTTGGTCCACTTTTCAATAAGTGGCTGAAAAACTGGTATCAATTTATCCGCAATTGCTGCTTTGGTACCATTTGCAGCAATTTTCATCTTGTCGATAGAAGTTGAAAATTTACTTGCCCGATCAATCATGCTTGACGAAATATTACCTTGCAGTTGCTTCACTTCTGCTTGATAGCGTCGCAAAGCAGTTCCACCCTGCATCAACACCGGCATTATGCTTTCTATGCCAAAACTTTGCGCCAGACGTCGAGCAGCCGCCGGATCTCTCTTTTGTATTGCACGAATTTTGTCTGCAAACTTGACCAACATGGATTCTGTATCAATCACACCATCTTTGGTTTGTTTCAGGCCAATACCTAAAGTCTGTAACATTCCAAATGCAGCCTGATTTCGGCCCCACTTTGCATCCTGAAGCGTATCTGAAAATCCTTGAATACTTTGAGTCATCTGATCAGCCGAAACACCAAACATGGTGCCTAAGTTTTGCCAGCTCATCAGATTATCAATACCAATTCCCAATATCTGAGATGTACGCTGGGTGGCTGATCCTAACTTTGCCCAGCCTTCAGTCATCTGATAGAGACCAATGATTGAGCCACCACCAAAGAGTGCCAATAATGGTGTTCCTAGCTTCAAAACCACGCCCAGTAATGCTGTCGCTTTATTGGTTAATTCGCCTACACCTTTAGCAAGTCGACTTACACCAGATACATCACCAAAACGTTTTACTGAACGTTCAAGACGTGAAAAAGGCTGATTGAGTCGATCGATGCGATTACTTATTTTGTCAACGACTGCAGTAGCACGATCCACTGCAGTAATCGTATATTGGATCGGTTTCATTCAGCACCAGCCTTTCTTAGTCTCTCTACTCTGTCGCTCCAAATAATTAATTTGGTCAGCGTCAGATTTTCCGCATCAAATGGGCCCCACTTGAAAAACCATGTCACCAAGGCGATCATGTCTTCAACATCGTGATGCCCTATTCGCCCAAAAAATAGTCATAGTATTTTTGAATGCCGTTTAGATCTCGCGCACCCATTTTATTGATCGTGGGAATGTCCAGTTTTGTATGATTGGCCAGCATTGTTTTGAATGCTTTCATTGCATTGAACTTTTTAGTGTTATCAGAAAGCGATTCGACTTCAGCAATGGTCGGCTCTTGCAAATTAATTGAAGAAACCGTAACTCCATTTGAATCCAAAACTGGAGAAATCAATTGATAGTCGTACGGTGTTGGATACTCGATATTGCCATTTTCGTTGTCTGTATTTTCCACAATTAATTCTCCGTTACAGAACCTGTCATACCCTCAAAACGTACTTCAAATGTACCTTCTTGGGTTTTTACTTCTTGCGCATCAACGGTCCACATATTGCGGCCCGTCACATTTTTACCATTTGCCAATTCAAGGTGAATTGTTGCATCGCTCATGGCATTAAAATCCTTTACAGTGAGCCCATTGGAGTCACGCAAAGTTCCTGAGATAAAAGGTGCACGTGGCATTTCTGAATAACCATGCACCTGATCCTGCCCGATGAGCGATTTACGTTCGACATCGGCTGGGGAATAGGTCAACTCACCACTCAACAGGTAAGTGACCCCGTCTACGGAAATATTGGCTATACCCGCCACGCGGTTTGTATTTGCGGCCATAATTACCTCTTAAAGTTTGAATTGAGCTAAAAGCGCAAACACGTTCAATTGATTGATCAATGTGCCGGGCCATAAAACATCAATACGATTTCGATTTTCTGAGTTTTGCTCAACAATCAGTCCTTTCGCGAAAGCTTCAGCGTCCTGAACAAAACCATTGAATTCCAGCTCACGATAGGCAGCAATCACATCTGATCGAATGATATTCGGTGTAACGATTGCAGCACCCTGTGCAAACCGAGTTCCATTTGCTGCCAGTTTCATACGGCTAAACTTTGTGGTTATCCGGGTTTTCATGTAGCGCAGGATATAGGCCAATAAGTACATGGTTTCGATGTTTAAAAATGAATTGTCTGGTGAACCAAACGCATTTTTTTGATAAGTCGTGATAATTTTTTCGACACGACACGCACCATCATCCCCCACGTTAAATGTGGAAATGCCGCTATAAAGAAGAGAGTTGCGTTCAGTCAGTTCAAAACGATTCGCGCTAGGCGGTGCAAACATCCCTGAGATGGGTAGAGTCTGCAGTGGTTGACCAGGATCATTTTTTAAAGATTGTACAATGGCACCTACCAGCTGAGCCGCAATGATCCAAGATGGTGTGGGTGAATCATATACACCAAGAATCGAACCAAACGGGCTATTGCGTGAAGCACCTAATGTTGTCTGTTCACCAAAGGTCCCGCTATAAACAGCAAAGTAAGATCCATATAATTGTTTGCTCCACGACCAGCGGCCATTTTGCATATCCAAGAATTCGTCCAGCGCGTTTAGAGATGCAGAATCTGTGTAAGGACAAACAATAAAGTCGAATGTCGTATCACCCAAGTTGGCCAAGGCTTCACTTAAGGATGGATTACCCGTCCCACCTGTCAATTTTGATGATGAGAACGTTACACTCAAGCCTTCAGGTAATGATTGGCCGCCTAAGGTATCTAGGTAATTCAATCGTAAATCGATGGCATTACCCGCTGCACCCTTGTTTACAGCAGTGAGCAGGACTGTACCTGTTCCAGATCCTGCAGTGGCCTTAACGGGGGCTTTCAAATCTGAATTGATTAAGTTCACGATCGATGATGCGAGTGTCGCTGGCGTCGAAAGTGTCGAAACAGGAATTTGATACAGCCCAGTACCATCTCCCCAGTATCCGCCCCCACCAATATATAAACTAATAATGCCATTTTTGGCTGCATTACCAGTTATTGTGATCGTTGCAGTTGCAGCAGTTGCTGCTGATAAATCTGCCAGTGGCAAGCACCACACTTCACCAAAATCATCGTTTTTACGATAAGCAGCAACCATTGATGCCAGCAATGAGTTGATACCATACTTCGCCTGAGCATCACCTACACCACCACAAATTTGAGGATTCCCAGCACTTGCAGAACCTAAATTTGTTTTCTGGCCAATAATTAGTGTACGTTGAATTGCTGTCGCAGTATTGGCTTGTGAGTTATCCACCTCAGCATAAAACAAAGGTACACGTACATCTGTTGGCACGTTTGAAAATGGAATCATGACTTGCCCTCATTTTTTTTCAATGCTGCTTCAGTATCCACCTCAACTACATCACCATCCCGTAGACGGCGAATCCAGTAGGCACTTGATTCAACTTCACGCCCATCTTCTGGTAGATAATCCAGTAAGGCAGGATCAGGGATCTTGAGTCCCATTTTGGGTTTAACAATCATTTTTTTCATTCTCCCAGGGGAATATTTAAAGCTGCTTCATCACGGCCATCGGGACCATGTGAACGTGGTGCAGGAACAACCGAGTCTGGAAATTTTGAATCTGGATACACACCTGTTGGATCCATCACATTCGTAAGATCCATATGCAAGCCAGCACTATCCAAATGTGTTGTCACTGGTGCTTTCACTGGAAAAGCGTGCTGAGGTGGTAGGATGGACTGGCTGTCATACACCTCAAATGCTTCATAAACAAATGCCGCGGATATCGCGGCAATATGGTCATTTCCAGATGAATCAATTTCCAGCTTACTGTCTACTGATTGAACATTTTGGACAGATCCAATAATTGAGTAATCCGTCAAAAGTAAGTTCTCGACTTCAAACCATAAAGCCTCAATCAGATCCTGTGCTTTTTCTGCAGTAGTAGATGACAAGACACACATCACATCGATACTCACCGACGAATTAAATTGAGGTAAACCCGCTCTAACGTTCGATGCCTTATTTTCAGATGATGTACGCACCAAAATGCTTGGTAGGTAGTCATTTTCTTTTAAATGCTGCAGTGACCAATTACCTGGTGAATCAATCGTAACGGGTGAATCGTCAATCCAAAGATCAGCATTTTTTAAAGCAGACACGACTGCAATACGCATTTGTCTGCGATATAGCATCGGTAATTCAGGAATCATTGGTCTTGTGTCCCCTCGTTGGAAGTCATGTCATCTGGCTTAGGTGCGACATTGAGCAATAAACGACAACCACCATGACCATCAGGCATCACCTTTTTCACGATATAAAGCGTGTCAACCAATGGAGCTCCCAGACCCGCTTTAACCAGTATTTTGTCTTTCTGTCTCGGTGTAACTTGAAGATCAATCAAATTGATACCCACACACGGACTGACAGACGTAACAGTCAAACCATCTACCACATTGATATCGGTATAAGCTTCATCAAAGATGCCACTAAGCGGATACTGATTCTGGTAACGACTTTTAACGGTAAAATACGTCAGTGGCTGTCCGAAGACAGCCACCAGTGGAGATAAAACTTTAGCCTGCCAGTCGATAGACATGTTTATGTCTCCCCATCTTCCTCTGCAGGAATTTCATCAAGCGCGCGAATCACTCCAGCTGTTAACAGCCGATCAATTTCTTTCTCATCTTTAATGGTAATCAGATCACCTGCATTAAAGGTTTGAACTTCCACAGTAGTTTCCTTACCAACAGTTTTGGCAACTCCATGGTTAAGGGTTTTACCAGCGCAAACGGCATACTTCATTGATTCGCTCCTTTAGTTAACTACTGGATCACAGACGTTTGCAGAAAAACTAGCATTGACGCGTGAAGGAATGACGATAGGTGCTGACTGCAACATCAAGAAGATCTGAGCTGGATCCTGGTTGAGCCACATTTTTGGCGCATAGGCCATCGGTGCGTAAGCAAAAGAAGGATCGATGATGAGACCGAAGGCACGTGTGCCCATCAAATCGGCACCAGACATAATCACGGTACCATCCACGACCATTGGCTTTTCTACTTCATCAACCGGATCGACATACCAGTCGTTATAAACCCATAGGTCATACTGGCCCCAGCGGCCTTTCCAGATTGCTCCGCGCTGGATTTGCGCACCAATGTTGATTTCATTGTTGCCACCACCACCTGGGTACCAGACTGCTTTGCTTACCGTTTCATCGGCAATAAAGTGTCCCCATGAGGTTACGGTAAATACAATGTCGGTGGCTTGAGCACCAGATTTTTTCAGAATCTCATGTTGCCATTTTTCAATGTCTTTACTTGGTGAAACACCCGGTTGTCCCCATTTGGCAGCACCTGAAAGAGTCACAGATAAAGAAGACGCACGACCAAAGTTAATCACTTGCGTAGGGAAACCTTCACCAGTCACGGTCACGGTACCAGTCGTGAGGGCCTGTGCTGCCATCCATTCCAAACGACGATCTACCATGTCCACTTGATCTTCAAGTTCAAATGCCAAGTTGGCTTCATAACGTTGCTGCGGCGTTAAGTCACCGCCACCGATACGCTCACCAATGGCACGACGTACAGGTCGACGTAGGTCTGGGGCACGCTTGTCTTTGATATATGCGGGTTTAAAACGGTTGGTCTGAAAACGACGTGCTTCTACCAGTTTGCCTTCGACCAAAGGTGAAACAAACGGTGCTAAACGGCGTTTACCCACATCGACATCGATATCGACTTCTTCTGTATCTGACAACACAAGATTCGGAAAGAAGCGATCCAATAAAAACTTTTGAGAACGTTTTAAGTTCGGTACGACCTGTACTAGGGTGGCGGTTGAATAAACCGTCATGTTACTTTGACCTGCCATTCAAATTTTCTCCAAAAAAAAGAGCCGCGTAAGCAGCCCTTTTTAGATTTATAGATTGTTTAAGTTGGATCACTTGCAGACACTGGTGTTTTCAAGAAAATATTGGTTTGAACCATCGCAGCTTTTAAAGCATTTAAAGTTGCGGGACTACCTTTAGTTCCCCAGCTGGCGTCGTAGGTCAATGCATTAAAATTGAACTCACCCATTTGATAAACACCAGCGACTTGTGGGGATACCGTCGTGGTATCACATTGGTCTACCAAAATTGCTGCAGGTACCTGAGATCCGTCAGTTGCCGTTTTGATTGACGGAATCCAAATCCCAGTGGCAGTCACCATACCCAACACTGTGCCACGCGGATAAACAGCCGATCCACCAACTGGAACCGTATCTGTGACAATTTTTAAATCGCCAGCAATGAGCTGATCAGGAATAAAAGCATCCGTGACCATGCCTGGCATCCATGGATTGTTTGAATAATCTGTCATTTACTTACCCTCGCTCTTACCGCGCGCTGCATTAACTGAAGACAAAATGCTTGATGCCACCGCTTCGTCCTTGTTGCGATGACGTGATCCTGGGTTCATATGACTTCCAAGATTATGATTGGCCACACTGTTCATTCGACCATTTAAACCGCCCGTCTGAGCGGATGCCCCCACATCCATCTGAGTTGCTTTCATGGTCGAAATGGCCTGAGAAGCAGATAAGGTTGTGTCAAATGCTAGTACAGCAGCCTGGTTGATATTGCCAGATTTAATCCCGAAGGCCACGATCTGAGCACAACGAGCACGTTCAGACGCACGAATCGCCTTTGCTTTGGCTTTTTCTTCGTCTTGTTCTTCAGCTTCAGGATCATCTTTAATTTCACCTTCCGCACGTGCCTGTTCTTCTTCATCCATTTCTTCCATGCGTGTGGCATAGTCGTCGTCGGATTCATCTTCCATCTGTTCACGGTCTGGATCAGTTTCGGCTTTCTTTGCCCATTCCTCTTCCTTTTCCGCACGGCGGGCTTGCTCATCCTCATTGGATGGCGTTTCAGCTTTGATATTCATAAAGCTGGCAAACGGTGTGACTGCTGCAACTTTACGTTTCTTTTTGACTTGACTAGCCATGAATAGCTCCTATTTTATTTTTTCATAAAGGGCGGCAAATGCTGCATCTGGGGCCATGACTGCATCAGCCAGTCCCAGATCAACACCGTTTTGTCCCAAATACGTTGCTGCTTCAGTACTTTTAACTTTTTCAGCATCAATGTTACGGTTACGAGCAACCGTGTTTACAAACAGTTCACCCATTTGATTAATGTCAGACTGGATCCGAGCCAGTGCTTCCGGTGCCAGCTCCAATTCAGAAGCGCCATCTGTTTTACGTTTTCCATAATTAATAAACGTCACTTTCAGACCTTCATTCTCTATGGCTTTAGACATATCCATATGCATGGTGATGACACCGATTGAACCGACACCACCTGTTCGCGGTACCGTGATGTAATCGGCAGCACTCGCAATCGCATAACCGGCTGAATAGGCGTACTCATTCAGTACTGCCCAAATCGGCTTTTTTCCGCGAAGTTGATAAATCGCATCGACCAAATCAAAACAGCCAGCGACTTCGCCGCCCGGTGAACAGATATCCAGTAAAATGGCTTTAACTCTTGAATCGTTCACAGCAGCATATAAATTTTGACGAATACCGTTGTATCCCGTCATTCCGCTGTAGGGCTTAAGAGATCCAAGCTTCTGGACCAGTGTTCCTTCAATTTGGATAATGCCGATACCACCAACAACGTCGTAACCAAGTTTTGGTTGCCGTGACTGTGACGAAAACTCGTAATCATCGTCATAGTCATCTTCCATCATTGATGCGCGCTGAATGTGACTAATACCCAGTCGTTCTGATAATGAGGCAATTACAACCTCAGCCTTACTGGGATGAATCGCCAGTGGCACATTGAATAAGCGCTGTGCCAAAAAACCAAATTGCTGCATGATTAATCTGCCTCAGGTAATGCTGTTGTTTGTTTGGCTGGTGGACTTTCTGGATCTCCTTCACCGGTCCATTTTGGTAAAGGCAAATCACGCTCACGAAACATACGGACCTCATTGGCACGTTGATCCAGAATCTCACGATAGTCTGCGCCATCCAGTTGAGCGGCTTCTTTTTCCAGTGTTGTTAGACCAGCATCCATTCCCAGAATCGCACCTTGTTTTTCCTTAACATCATCGACATAACCGCGCCCTGGTCCCATCCATTTACAACGACCATATAGGCTTCGGTATTGCACGAAATCAGGTGCACCCTTCGGTAACGGCAAATTTCCAACATCAAAAACTTCTTCAAGCCATGCAGTAAATAATGGCTGACAGAAGCCGGTTGAGAAAAATGAACGACGTCGGTTGAATGTCTTCCAAGCTTCAAGCATTGCAGCTCGATAAGATGAATAGTTGACCTCAGCCCAGTTCTGGCTGATCTGCTGTGCCGACATGCCTGTACCAGCTGCAACGTTGCGCAAAACCGCAGATTCAAATTGTGCAAAATTAGAATTAGGCCGTTGAGCCGACACCGTATTAATCGATTCACCCGGTGCAAGGATTGGCATTCGTACACCACCTAAACGGATCCGACTATTTTTGTGATACTCAGTTCTGAAATCCTGATAGGCCATTAAGCCCTCTTGAACATCATCACCAAATCCACCCATGGCCTCTTCAACCAATCCCTGGTCAAATGGACTCTGGATATAAGCACCAAAGATGGCGTTCACAATGGCTGCATCTAGCTCGGTACCATCGTACTTGATCAACATTTTTAAGCGTTCGAGCACCGAAGTTAAAATGCCGTTCCCACCTCGATGCTGTGAGGCGCGATCATGATCAAAATCATGAATAATGATGGGCCGTCCCCAGTCTGTCTCCTTGTCGACACGCTCCCACTCAACAGACTTATCGGCGTTGAACCAGTCGCCTTGATGTGCTTTACGGATGTGATAAGCAATTGGAGCACCGTCTTCGTCAATTTCAACACCACCACGTAGGTTACGCATATCAAATTGATAGTTGGGGTTGCTTAATCGGTCTGGATCAATCAGCTGTACAGCGGTCGCAAAGAATGCCTTTCCATAACCGACTTTTTCAGGACACCACTTCAGATAGGCCAGTGAATCACCATCGATGATCTTATGGCGAAATGCCAGGTAAATCATTTGAGAGACCGTCAAACATCGTTCGACGTCACAATAGCGGTTCACATCGTTAGACCACAAACGCCAGTAGGCATCCACTGCACGGCCAAACTCTTCCGCCCAGTTGTGATCAAAGCCTTTAATGCCTGTCACCTGCTGTAATGCATAGTAATCAGGCTTGCTCAGCGGTCGAAACTCAGGACCAACAACGTTATCTAGGGTTCGGGTTATTGCAGCATTAGCCCAGCCATCGTTACGCACCAGATCACGTGCACGTGACACGATGCGGTCACGGTACATATTCAGTTCATTGTCTGGTGATCCCAGATTAGGCATCCAACCTGCAGTATGCTCGCTTGAATAACCAGCAGCGTCATATGCAGGACTATAAAAGCCTTCATTACCTGCTAAGGCTTTAGTCTTGCGGATTGGATTACCATGCACATCCAGAATACGCACGCTTGATTCTTTTTCTTTCGACATGCTTAGCGCCTCGTATATCTAAACCGTAGTGGTCGCCTCCGTTGACAAGGCATTCCCAGTTGACGTTTCAACATTTCAATAAATTGCTCCAGCATCTGCTGATCAATTTTTTCGTATTTAACGGAACGAGAACCATCACCCTGCGCATATGAAAACTCAACACCACGTTGACCAGTCATCAAATCAACATATGCTTTTTGAGCAGCTGCTAAAGCTGCTTTAAGTTGATCTTCAGACATGCCAGCCAGTGGCGATGTATTTGGGTCATACATAAAATTTATCCAATAAAAAGCCCCGCAGGTGCAGGGCTAGTCTTTATTCATAGCGGCCATTCGTTCAGCTAATGACTGTCGTTTGGGTTTTGGTTTTGCTGTGACAACTGTTACAACCGATGCTGACTTTGCTACTTGTGCCTTTTGTTCAACTGGTGGAGTTTTGACATCATCGGTCAATTCATCGTCATGTGGTGGCAATGGTTCAAAGTCTTGATTCTCCATCCTTTCACAGCGCTGATTCAGTTTTAAACCAAAGTGATTCAAACCGTTCAGTGCAGCATAAGCATATACCCGGCAATCCAAAGCTTCATTGGCACGACCAGCAGGCAATTCCCATATTCTGAAAATCTTGCCTTGCACCTCTTTACGCACCGAACGTTCGGCTATCAGTTGCTGAAAGTAACCAATGTCTCGATCTTCTGGAAAATGCATATAACCAGGACCAGCCTGTTCGATATGTAAACGATTACGAATGATATCCTTTGCCGTGTTCACACCAATGATGATCGGTTTAAAGGTTTTCTTGGTTCGGCTGGTTGGTTTTTTGGTTGGCCATATTGGAGAGCGGTTGCCTCCTCGAGCCGACTCACCTTTAATCGCCCAGATCCTGCGACCTAAACGCGCCTTACAGAAATCATAAACCTTTTGGGTGTGGCCTTCCTGACCACCAGAATCCAGACATGCTGCCGAGATCTCGAAAGGTCGACCATCAGCGCGTCTGAATTTCTTTTTCAGGTAACGGTCAATCTTTTCCCAAAACTCAGGATCATCAATATCACCTTGAATGATTTCATAAGCGATAGACCAGGATTCCTCATAACGTCCCCAGCCAACCACTTCTATCTCGCAGCGGTCATACTGAAAGTCGATACCTGCAGTCAAAATGCCCACACCGTCAGGCACCTCATCTGGCCACACCTCGCAGCGTTCAAGCAATTTGTTTTCAGCAAGCGCATGATCGCCTTTATCTTCATAAGGTTCGCCAAGTACCAGATTGTAAAAAGTCTGACGCTGTAGCGGATCTTTGTGTACATTTAGCCACTCTTCGACCAAACGTGACCAACCGGCATTAGGTAATAGCGAATAACCCGACCAGATATGAAATCCGGCGTAACCACGAAATGGTGCCGTGGCTTTCCACTCCCCATTACGAATCATCCATTCCTTATGATGTTCTTCAATCACACAACCATTGATACAGGCATAATAAGCTGAATCTTCAATGTACTCGCCGAGCTCGTTACGTTTCCACTTAATGCCGTGGGGTATGTCTGGACCACCCCATTCCAATACCTGATGAGTGCCACAAACTGGACATGGCACAAAGTAGCGTCGCATGTCACTCTGTAGCCATGATTTTTCAATACGGCTCACACCTTTCACGGTTGGCGTTGATCCTAATACAATGACACGGTTCCAGAAAGTTTCTGTACGCTTAATCCCGAGTGCAATCTGATCACCCTCAGCGCCGGCACCGCCTGTGGGATAACCATCAATCTCATCGAACATGACAACACGTACGGTAACGCGTCGGAATCCACCTGGTGAATCTGCGCCAATCAGTTTGATGCTTGATCCGTTATTAAACTGTTTGACTAGAATAGTCTGGCTGGATACTTTGCTTTTTGGATCCCCTGCAACCTCAGCGAGTACAGGTACATCGCGCAACATAGGCGCAATAACACGTTTAGAGTGATCCTCGGCATCCGAGTTACGCGGTTGAACAAGCAAAAGTGGTGATGGATCGTGGTGGATAAAATAGCCAAAAGCATTATTCAGAATTTGAGTGTAGCCAACACGTGCAGATTTCATGACTGTAATGGTTTTATTCTTTGGGTCAGTCATGGCATCCATAATGCCGTTTTGATAGGGGTATGCTCTGAATCGTCCAGTACTGGCAGAATAATCTGCAGAAAGCACCATATTTTTTTCAGACCATTCACTTACTGTTATAACAGGTGGCGGTCTCAAAGCCTCCGCAAGGCTTTCACGAATAATGAACTCCATAGGCATCTAAAAACTCATTAAGCGCATCGGTAATCTCGGCTCTCAATAAGCTCTCCACTTCAGCGGGCGATGTAATAGCTGCAACCCGGACAGCCAACTCGGTTGGCAATGCAAGCAACTTTTTCTTTAATCGAGATCCCATCTCGGCATCATGCCTGGCAACATCTTCAGCCAAGAGCAACTTACCTTCTCGAATATCAGTTTCGAACTTTGCGGCTCTGGCCTTATGTGATTCGACCTTGTACTTTTCAAGTTGAAGTCTTCTATCCACTTCAGATCTAGGTAAGAATTCAAGATCATCCGGATTATCCATCCGATCCACATGAACATATTCACCGTCTGTGTTACCTGAACTGTTACCTTCAAATGTGTTACCTGAACTGTTACCCGTGTTACCCAGATTGCTTATAAAATCATCAAGGGTAACAACTGAATGAACTGGTTCTTTTTTTTTTCGACTTCGGTTTCGTTCTGATACTTACCACTTCTGTTTTGTTTTAGAAGCTCATTGCTTTTCTCTACATCCACTGTGCCATCGTCGTTTAAGACGATCATGCCTTTATTTTTCCAAGCAGTAACTGTCTTGCGAGAGACACCATGTAGGCGAGCGAATTCTGATTGTTTCATTGTTACCTGTTACCCTGTTACCCACTTGAAAAAATTTGATAGCTAGTCTCAAAGCACGATGCGCAATCCCCCGCATGTTCAACCCTGCTGGGAAGTACCTTTTGTACTTTGATGAGCCATGTCGTACTTTCCATCATTACGTGGTTTCAATGTTTGCAAATGATTTGAGTATCCTTGCTGAACTTCTGAATCAAGTTGAGCATCACTCGGGAATATGCATTCATTATGTGGCACACCATATAGGCTTGCGACTTCACGAGCTGATACATGATGACGCTGGCGATCATTTCGAGATGTGACTAATCCACCACGAACGATATATTTTTTCGTGTTCATAATTGAATTCACTTATGGGTTTAGAGATGAGTTAGCGTGCTGATGCAATTGCTGCTGCTAATTCTCTTTCAAAGACTTGTCTTACGTTCCGACCTACAACGGCGCTGGCTCGCGCTCCAAAATTAAGACGCTTGGTTGTATTGACTGGATCACTAAATGCCACAAGCAATCTCAGCTTACCTGTATTGTTTGCCAGCTTTTGCCCTCGGCCTTTCATCTGCTTCTGTGCTGTCGGTCGCTGCCATAAGCCATAAACAGATCCAACCTTACCCAAAAACACATCTTTACGGTTGAGGTAACGCTTGATGGTGTTACGTGGTAAGTTGCCATATTGGTTTGAAGCAGCATCAATTGGCACCAGATCGGCTGGTTTATCACCAAGATATTGTTTACCGCCAAATTCATACGGCGCGATATAACGCGCTGCCAATGGTCTAATGTAAATGGTCGCCGTTGGGTTACCTTTTTTCGCATATTTAATTGCAACTGAGTTGACTGTAAACGGTGTTGGGTTATCAAAGAACTCGGATAAACCTTTCTTTTCCTCAGCTGCTGCGATCTTGGCCAGCTCGTTCACCGTTTTAACCATAGCAAATGTAATTTGTCTTTTATGCTCTTCGGCTACACGGCGAACTTGATCTCGTACATTCGAGGCGATGGATATGTTTAACATATTTAATCAACTCAAGATTCCATTTGAGAAAAAAAGAAAGCTGCTACATCTGCAATGATGAATCCCATGAGAAATACAGCAAAGGAATCCCATTCACTAAGCTTGGTAAGGATACCTAGCCAAAAGGTTTGGAGAATAATCACTACAAATACGATCATAGCTTTACTCATATTCATCTCCAATATCGGCTTACCAAATTAAGGATTAGACCTTAAAAACTTAATTCGCTCTTTTAAAGCAATGATCTTGTTATCAATCATAATCATCTCATCACGGGACAATAGCGATCGATCAAGGTTGTTGTACTTACAGAGTTCAGCAACATACCTTTTTATATTTTTCTCAGCTTCAATCTGATCCATATATCCACCCAAAAAAAGCCCCACCAGTGGCAGGGCATATTGTTTAAGTTGATTCAAACTTTTTTATCTAAATAAATATCTAATGCTTTTTCAAGATTCGGTACATCGTTTACACAGTCACCCTTAAGAGAACCTATATGGTAAATAAGAAATCTAGTGTCATCTCTATCTAAATGATGATAGTAGAAAGAATTTTCACTAATTTTTCCTATTGCAACATCAATCCCAGATTCATTAATAGTATTTAAATCTGTGGGTGTGATGCCAACTTCATTAAAATGCAAATGATAGGTGCCATTGTCTTGTCTAGCTGCCTCTAATCGAACTAATTTCATAAATTATCTCTATGGTTAATTTAGCTCAATAATGCGTCTATTCTAAAAAAAATGCAACACCAAAAAAAATATAAGTTATTGATTTTTATAACAGTGTTATAGACCCCTAGTCTTCCCACACTTTCTACATTCTTAATGAATAAACATGAATGCAGAAAACTTAACGCCACAGCTTTTTAACAGTACTGTGGCCTACCGCTACTCACTTATTTATAAAACCACTGGATGGGCACAGTATTTTACGTTCGGCTTTCGGCTCAATTTATAGCGGGGGATCACTCCCAATCTGGTCTGTATTTCCTGCATGTCCCATCCATGCTCGATGAACTGCATGGGTTGTACACTCTTTCGTGGTGTCTAAACGGGCTTGCTTCAACAGTCTTTAGCTAATAAGCAAACATTTTGGTATGGGTTTTATGTTTTGAATACTCCAGAGACGCAAAAAGCCCGCATATGCGAGCTTTTAAAGTTTAAGTGGCGCCGTATTCACTACTGCGGCCATCTTAATACAAATATGCCAAACTACTGTCGACAAGTCAATAATTACAGTGCTCTTGTTACCTCAATATCTTATTTACTTTTCACTATCATGAAGTTGTTTCTGATAGCAGAATAGACTATTTCTATAGAGTACTCATTGCAGTCATACGAGAATTCCTGATATTCATCTCTTTTTTTTGATTGTTTCCAGTTTTTTGTTGGTAAGCCATACAAAGCTGTTACACCGTTTTTATATCTTTGGGCATCGAATTCTCTAAGCCCATCAAAGTTAACACTAAATCCTGTGACTAATTTTTTTTCATTAAAAGATACATATCCTGCACCTGTTACCGGTGTCCCATGAAAGTTATCCTTAAAATCGGATTGATCAACGAATCCAATCGAAGCACTGTCTCCGGCTAGGTCAAAATTGAATGTATTGGGATGCTCATTTTTGAGTTGGGCAATTGGCTTACCTAAATACAAACCATGTATGTTTATAGACTTCTTTGGAACATCACACACATTTGCATAAGATAAACAGGAAAATGTGCTTAATAGACCAAACAAAAACTTCCTCATAAATCCCCCAATAATCTTATGCTGTAATGATCGACAATTTTTAAAAATAATAAGCCCATATTATAAATTTAATAGAATATGGGCATACCTTGATTGTTACTGTCAATTATCAGTCAGTCAAGTAACTTGGAATCTTAAATCTTGATGCTATGCGCAGCACTCCCAACATCTTGTCTCGCTTAACTGCATACATCGTCATTCCCAAAATGCTTGCAATGTCTTCCTCTGGCTTACCATCGACATAATAAAGAATCACCGTTTTGAGCCATTGTAGAACCTTTGGACTTTCAGTTTGGCTGATGTGTGCAAGTAGATCTTCAATAGCCATTTCTTCATAAATGTTGATATTGCACCGTGGTAACACTCTACGGCGACCATCGACATGGTAACCATTCTCACGATCTGCCATATCCCCCAATATACTTTTATACCCCAAACACGTTTTTTTATTGTCTAGTAACAGACTCGAACCGTATTGTTCTAACCACTGTTCAATGCAACGGCCCTTCCAGTCAATTGCGATTGTAAAATGTTTTCTCGTTTGAACCGTTGAAGTCATAAATCACCTTACTTGAAAAATGTGCAAGTGTACTGGGTGCCACTCACCCAAAATACGTCAGAAGTTTTGCAAACTTGGTAAGTGTTCCAAGCATTCGTTGCAACGGCTAAAAGCGCAAAAGCAATCATGACTAAAACCCAAATCCAATCGTTATCGCGTCTCACTGTGTCCCCCTCAGTATCTGGCATAACGGCGATGAACCAGCATTGCTGCATCACGTGCATGTTCATTGGTACGCCCTAACCAACCTGTTAATTGTTTAAACGAATCAGCCTTATATTTGGTGCAGTTATCCTTAGGATGAATCAACTTGTAGTTGATCTTGTTTTCTTTACACCAGTCTTCCCAGATCTGCGCATCACGTTTAACAGAACCCACGCCCTGCGCTTTTTCACGCCCACCCTTAAACCATTTACGCTGGCGAGCATCTTCAATGTACAAACACACCTCAGACTTTCCATACAAATCGCAAAGTTCTTTCACACGAGCCATGGCCTGTGTGATCGTCAATGAAATGACCTGAATCAGATCTCCTCCTTTTCCTGCATCTAACGCCACTGCAAACCCTGTATTCACACCGGTATCAATACCCACCATTACTTTCATTTAGTACCGCCGTAAACTGAGTCGTAATCTGCAACGGCTTGCTCAAGAGTGTGCTGTGAAGTACTGCCAGTAATTCGCAGGAAATCTTTTGCAAACTTGATCCCACCAATACTGTTAACGATGTCGATGCTTTCTACCAATCGCTTGATATCGGCCATGTTCACAAAGTATTTCTCTCGATCTTCATGGCTTATGTTTGTAGCAGCTTGGCCACATTGAAATTCAAATCCTTCATTCCACATTGTTGCATTCGACGGCGCCTGACGAATGATGTCTCTGGCGTAGTCGATGCCGTGGTTGATAATTAAGTCAGTTGCTTTCATTGATCATCCTCAATAATTCTGTTTTGTTGGCCAATCCGCTGTTTCATTTTTCGTTTCATGCTGCACTATCCATTTTTTCCAGACTCTCCAGCTGGTGGTTGGCCACATTGGAAAAGCGGCTGTATTCAAGCTCAGAGCACAAGAACGTTTTACCAATCGCGCCGTCACGACACTTCGCTGCATTTACCTCCAGCAATCCTAAGAATTTAGATTTATCCTGGTTGTAGTATTCATCGCGGTATAGAAACAGAATCACATCGGCATCTTGCTCCAATGCGCCTGAACCTCGTAGATCAGACATAACAGGACGTTTGTTTGGACGTTTCTCTACATCACGACTTAACTGAGACAATGCAAAGACAGGACAATCAAACTCCATGGCAATCGCTTTAAGGCCATTAGATACATGGGTTAATCGTTCGTTTTCAGAAGTTGACGCGGGTAGATACGGCGTTTTGATCAACTGCAGGTAATCAACAAAGATTGCACCAATGCTTCCATGTTTCTTGATCGTTTGCCGTGCGTGGCGTCGAATGTCGTGCAGCGTTACATCGCCGTCGTGTAGTTCAATTGGTGATTTTTCTAGTATCTTGGCTGCTTGAGTGATACCAGTCCAATCTTGTTGTTCCAGATCCGCTGTTTGCAACCGGCTAAGCTTCACATCCCCAATGGCCGATATGAAACGGCGTGCAATCTTGGCCTTTTTCATTTCGCAAGATTCGAATAGAACCGGCTTCATTAGGTTTGTGGAAATATGCGCGGCAATATTCTGAGCAAAAGCTGTTTTACCCATCGATGGGCGAGCAGCAATTAGAACTAAATCCCCTGGAGCTACTTCATTCAGTTTTGAATCAAGTCCATAAAACCCAGTGTTTACACCCCGGACTTTGTAAATGCCCTTTAGCTTTTCTTCCTGAACTCGGGCAACTTCTTCAAATACGCTCAAGGCTGCATATGCGATGTGCTCGACAGCATCTGCTTCATTGCCGGTACCAATTCCATTGAGCAGGTTGGTTGCCTTGGATATCGCATCATCCGCGGTACCATTGCTTAAATCGTTTGCCAGGGCTTTAGTTCTGTCCGCAGCATCGCGTAGATCACGGCGTGCTTTCAGATCCTGCAATTGCTTCAGGTATGCATGGAAATTACTCTGGTAAAATCTTGGTGCACTGCCGAGCATGTCCATGACGTACTGGTGATTAACACCGATGGCATCACCACCTAGCGAATGAATCGAACTTACCAGAGTCACATCATCAACAGGACTACCCGCTTCATGTAACTTTCTGACGGCGTTGAATACCACTTGGTGTGTTCTAAGCGTAAACAGTGAATCTGTCATTGCGCCCATTTGTTCTAGGCAGTCACGGTAGGTAATCAGGCCAACAAGAACCGTGATTTCACACTGATGATCTTTGAGACGGTCGTCTAATAAATTTTCAACTGACATGATCAAATTATCCCTTGGCCATACCCAACACGCTGAGGCTGGATCCGTTCTGGTTGCTGTTCAGCGGATGATTGATTCTGCTGCTGTAGGTTTTGGTTTTGAGAAAAGAACTTAGGCCAGTAATCGTTTTCCCATTGGCGTTGGTTCAACCAGACTTGTGGAGCAGGAATAAAATCACCTGAATGATTAATCCATTGTTCGGATTTACAGAATTCACCAAGGATGGCCAACATGAAATCAAGATCAAATTCTTGTCGGTATTTTTCAAAAGTTTTGGAGGCTTCAAGTTTTTTGGTTTTGCGTTTGCAACTTGGGTAGGTATTCCAGAATTTTTCAAAGTCGGTGGAGAAGCTAGATTTATTACTTCTCTGCTGTACTCTATGTGTACTCTCTGTATTAGTTTGCGGGATTCCCGCATCACTGCTTGCTGGATTCCCGCAATCTAGTTTGCTGCTTTCCCCCAATCCAGTTTGCTGGATTTCCCCAAACTGGTTTGCTGGATTACCACAAACTGAATCGCCGTTATTTTCTCCATCTTTTTCGTCATTATTCTCAGAATTTGAAGATAATTTAATCAGGGCTTTATAGAGGTTTTCCTGCTGAAGTTTGAAATGAACTTTGCACGGAACGCCCTTTTTTTGCTCCACGATAAAACCCAGATCACGCAACTTTTTACGCGCCGTTTCTTGTTCGTATCGCGTTAAGCCTGTTTCTTCTTCCCATTGTTCAATGGTCTTGTAGAACCAGCCATCATTGCTGGAGCGTTTAGACCAATACACAATTTGTGATAGCATCACGGCGCCAGACAAGCCACACCCTAAAGACACATAATGTCGATTGAATGCGATTGGTCGCTCATTCATGGCATCGATGAGGCGAATCAGTGAAATGTTGGTGGTCGTCATAGTTCACCTACCAATGGCATACGCACATCTAAAAAATTTTGATTAACAATGCCCACATACGGACACCAACGTTCGATAATGTTGTTCCAGAAATACCAGATGTTTTTTTCACACTTCCACGGCGTACCATCGTTCTCTATATTTGTGGTACCAGCTGGATAGGTCATGATGCTCCCCGTTTGATCTGGCGCTCGATGACAGCAACGAAATCAACCTTCACCGCTTTGATGTATTCACTGGGCGTTAGATTTGATTTTGTGTTCATGCAACCTCCTTCACTAAATGACAATAATCAGTTGCTCAACTGGAGTAATTCGATTGTGATTACCCAAAAGTTTTGCTAAGTTGATTAAGTTCATTAAATTCCTATTGGTTTAGTGGATGGCCATGAACCGTCTCTTGTTGCTGCAAGAGGCGGTTTTTTATTTGAATAGAATTCTCATATACTCGGGCGAAGTGAATGCATGTGCTAAATACACTCTTGTTGCTTCTGCAATTTCAGGCGAACAATACACATCTGTTTCTGGTACAACTTTTAGCCCAACAGCACTCAACAAAGCTGCAATAAACTCAATCTCAGTCAATCCATTGTTTTTCTTGTCATTTTTAATTCTTGAAAGTGTACTGGCATCAATTCCTACTTGATCAGCAACCCTGCTCTGATTACTTGCATTAATGTGTCGCAATATCAAAGAACCGTTATTGCGTGCCGTTTCCGATAATTCTGGTAATACTTTGCTCATGAAGTTCCCTAAGTAGTTATTGGTTGACTTTTGAGTTGATCAATCAAGCCGTCTAAGGCTTTGCCTTTTTCATAATGAACACTCTGCTGGGTTTCTTTTAAAATCCTAGAAATAGAGCTTTGCGCAATGCCTGTTTCTTTACTGATTTTTTGTTGCGAATATCCTTTTGAGTGCAGAAATTGAATTTTCTCTTTTAGGGTCATTTCGAATACCTCAAACCTTATTTTTAGTATTTTATGCACATTTGCATAATAGTCAATGCAAAAATGAGTTATTACTTTTTATTTATGCTTTTTCGCATAAAATGATATGAAACCAATGGTTGTGTTGCTATGAGTTACCTAATTTCGAATATTGATTATTTATTGAACAAGCACAAAACCAATCCAAATGAGCTTGAGCAAAAAAATCCAAAAATTAAGCAGTCTACTATTTTTCGTATCCAGACTGGAGCCACAAAAGATCCAAGAAGATCTACTCTTGAGCCCTTTGCAGAATGGGCTGGAGTATCTGTAAGTGATTTATTCGATAAAGATTTAAGTAAATCTAACGAGGGAATAGCGGAATTTAAGAAAATTGATATCGAAGCTCTCAAAAAACAATACAACATTCCTGATAGTGAGGATGCCGTCTTATTCTCAAGAATTTTCAATAATTCAATTATCCTGAATAAGCGATGGGTTCCAGTAAAAGCCTATTCTAAAATGGGTATGGATGGATTTTTTACAGATATGGGTTATGAAGGTAATGGTGGGGATGGTTACATACCAACTCATTCTGCTGGCCCAAAAGCGTTCGGAATTCGTGGTACTGGTGACTCAATGTTTCCAGCAATACGTAATGGCTGGTTTGTTGTGTGCGATCCAGATGCTGAACCTGTTCCAACTGAATTTGTTCAAGTTTGTCTTAAAGATGGTCGCTGTACAATCAAAGAGTTTGTTGGAATTAATGGCGGTGTATTAAGTTTAATCGCGGTTAATGGTGGCGAGCGTATTTCTTTTGATATGGAAGAAGTTGAAAGTATTACAGCAATTACCGACATTGTTCCTCCAAGTCAACATAAACATGAACACCCAAACGGCTATTGATAGTAAGAAGAATTTAGATATATCCGTCATTTAATTCGACAAGTAATAAGGATAAATAAAAATGACTACAGAACAAATTATTCAATACTTACCATCCTCCCATTACGTAGGATTTCTTCGCGGAGCTAGTGATGGCGTATCCGGGACAACCCATATGGCAACAATAAAATGGGAGGATGGCATAGAACGAGATTCGTGGGTAAAAATTTATGCGGGTGATAAACCTAGAAGTCTTGTAAATGAAATGATTGGGTATTTATTGGGAATAGCTCTTGGTTTACCCATGCCACCAAAAGCTGGATTTCTTTTAATTGAAAATAAAATTCTTAATCCATCGTTAGTTAATATTCTCAGCGAAGTTGATAAATATAGGGGGTTTACTTTTGCTTGGGTTACGGAAGATGTAAAAGGAAGTAACTTAAGAATTGAAATTGAAAATAATCCTTCAATAATGAATGTCATGATTGAATATTTCAGCTCATGTATGAAAGACTGGGATCAATTATCACATTTAGTAGCTTTTGATGACTGGATATTAAATACTGACAGAAACATGGGAAATTCTATCCATTTACCTGATAAAACATTTAATCTTATAGATCATGGCGAGTGTATGCATGGCGGTAATTGGAAAGAAGCTGATTTGATTGACTATGACTGCGCTCATATAGGTTTCGCTGATAATCTACATCTAAAATTACTTCATGAAAAACATGCATCCTCCGGACTTTTTCAACACGAGAATACAATGCGTGATCTAGATCTAGCCAAGAGAAAACATCAAGAGGCATTTATGAAAGTTGAGGCAGAAATCAGGCTTCATTTACATGACCTAATTGGTGATGAGATAATTGAAACAGGAATTGAAGAAATGCCTTCCTATTTAGCGTTAGAGACGGTTCTGGGCTTTCTAAAAGATCGAGCAGATGGAATACAGAAATTTAGCGATAGATGTGATACATTTCTCTCATTAAAGTCGATAGTTCGTCCAATGAGTTAATGACATGAACAATTTCAAAGGGTTAGAACAAAAATTTAAAAATAAATTCTCTGAATCGAATACCGTTGAAGGTCATTGGACACAAATTCGCTGGACACCAGACCTAATAAGTAATGAACAAATCTCAATAGGTGTTTTTTTTGAAGAAAATGGATTTATACATACCAAATTCATTGATGATTACGATCGTCTAGAATGTGTATATGGAAAAGATATTTCCAATAGTTTGGAGTTATCAATAGATCTAATAGAGTATCTCCTTAAAAGAGATTGGCGAAAATCTGTTTCATCACAATTAGTTTTTGATCAAAGAGGTTTTGTTCGGGGTGAATCAGTTCAAGCTATTTTGGACAAGTTATTCCATCGAGCAGTGCCATTCGGTAAACCACATGACTCTTATAATGAACCTAGCGATCGTTTTCCAACATACAGAACTTCAAATCTGATAACCAATATTAAGTCTCGTATTTTTAATAAGATTGGAGATAACTTGTATGATATCTTCCCTGAAAAATCTTGGTTAGACATTAAGATAAATGAAACAGTTCATCAAATCGATTTACCTATTCGCCCTAAAGGTGCAAATCAAGTTGGTAATATCAACTCCACTATATATAAGACTTATGACAAATTTGAGATAAGTTGTCTTGCTGCTTTAACAGATCTTCAGCTAGCTAAAAGATGTGGTCTTGGAGATGATGCTGTCTTATTCACTTTATTACCTAATGATTATTCTTTAAGCCTACTTCCTGAACAGGAACAAGAAAAAAGATTCCATTTTTTGAAAGAGTTCGAATGGAAACTCGAAATGAATGAAATAGTTCATCAAAAATGTTATGAAGAATTAGAAATCTCTACACAAATCATGAAATGGGCCAATACATCCTCAACTTCAGATCTTTTTAATTAAATTTTTAATTAATATTTAAAAAATCCACGCAAATCGTGGATTTTTTTTTGTATAAAAAAATAATGCACTTTTGCATAATTCAGTATTGCATTAAATAATGCATATATGCATAATTGAATTCATAATGTAACAAAAAAGCCCCTTCACTTCCGACGGCGCAGGGGCTTTGTAAACACGACAATGCCTACGAGGTTATTATGAAATACAAGACGATCGAGAGTCAAACCCGACCGGTTCTATATCAGCACCCTACTGCTGCAGAGCAACGCCCTTCAAAACGCCAGTACATCTGGGTAAACCTTAAAGAATTCGCTTTATTCATCGCAATGGCCGTAGCCTTGTGGTTAGTCATTCACCTTTGCTATGCGCTAGTAGCCGGATAAGGAGAGTGTTTTATGAACATTAAGCTTGAACTCGAAAATATGACTGAAGCTCAAATACTCGCATTAGCACAATTTGTTAAGCGTGTGGGGTGGAATGAGATTCGTGCGAATGCTGTCAATGATGATGAAGCATATCTCATACGTGATTCAATCTCAGAATTACAAGATGCGCTTGCGCGGATTGGTTATGCACCACGATAAATAGTTGGAGAATATCAATGTACACACAACTATCCGCTTTAGAAGCATTCACCGCAAAACAACAAGGTAAAAACGTAGTCGTTCGCCATGATGGGTGGGAAGATTATGAAACACTGGATCAGGCGTCTGCAGATGCATGGTTCAACCCTGCTTTTTCTTTTGCCATCAAGTTAGAAACCATCACGGTAGGTGAATACGAATTTACCAAGCCCTATTCGCTTGATGAACTTATTGAAGGCCAAGAGATCTATTTTGTAGGCGCCAGTGGCATCATTTTGAAAGGTACCTTTTGCCCTAGTAATAAAATGCTGATCGACGGCGTTACCGCTGGATCTGTTCAGAGTGATGCTGAGAATGCCATTAGTCAAATGAAGGCATTACGCTCAGTGTTAGGGTTACAGTGCAATGATCCTGAAATCATTGAATACGATTTTGTTGATCAGCCACAAGAAGAACCTGAACAGAAAAAAACGCGCCGTGGCCGTAAGAAAACAGACGAAGACAAAAGTCAAAAACTCATTGATTTATGGATCTCTCGTTCTAAAGATGATCCAACCATAGATAACCTTGAGCAGATCCAATCGAGTATTGAACACAACTTTGACAAATTATCTGAAGACCACAAAATCGAGGCAAATAATATTCTGGCGCAGTTCAAAGAAAAGGTGAATCTGGCCCAGAAGGCGCTAGATGAGCAAAACGATCTGGTAGAAGAAAGTACGAACCCAAAGGATGAAGTCAACGATCCAGAGGCGATCATTGAAGACTACAGATTTCAAATCAACAACGCCCCTACTGTAGATGATGTTTTAAAGATCAGATCATGGTTTGCAGCAAATAATCATCTTGAACGTGAGCAGGTCCAATCACTGTGTGTACTGTGCGAAGCCAAGATCGAGGAGTTGAATTGGTGGGAATCGCAGAAACAAATGGAAGTGGATACTAATACTGGCGTTGATCTAATTCATTTCAAGAAATTAAAAGAAGACGCTGAGGAAAGTATCTACCAAGAGCAACTTAAAGATCTAGTTGAGCGAGCTTCTAAAGCTACCACACCAAAAGAAGTCAACGCACTTGTACGCTACACCACAACATGGACACAAGAACAACGTGCTCCACTCATTCGAGCTATCAGTAAACGTTTGACTGAGTTACCACAACCTAAACAAGATGAAGTTAAGGTCCCTTTAATTTCTCGACTTCAGGACGCACCAGATCTTAAAACACTGGAATTGTATGAAACTGAGATTTCGCTTGTCCACCCCTCAGTACATAAGACTTTGCAAAACATGGCTACCAAGCGTCGTGGTGAACTGACCAGATCAGGTGCCGAATGAAAAAAAGTAATCGTCCACCCACTTGTATCCAACTGGCGTTCTCACGCTGGTTGAGACAGTCAGGATATCGAGCTAAACGCAATAACCTATCAATCGAGTTTATACGCCCAAAGTCACAGAAGCTGGAATTACAGAGCTCGGGACGTATGAACAAAGCCATGCAGCAAAAGTGGATTCAGTTTCTGAACCAGTGGTTAGACTGCGGTAAGAGCTTTATCGATGAGTTATTGCCAATTAAAGAATAATCTCCCCGGAGAACATTATGAATTCAGCTGCAGAGTTAAAACGTTTTGAAGCAGATTCTAAGCTGCAAAAAGATAAACAAAAGGTAATGAGTGCATTGGCCAACGATCCAGTCGGTCTGTCAATATCTCAACTTATGACTGTTTGTCGGTTAAGCAACAAAACAGTGAAGCGTATTTTGGAAGAAATTGAAGCCGACAATAACGCCGGCGTTTATTCACTTAACAGTTCTGAAGAATCAGTAAGTACACCAACTGAAACTCAGAATGAAACTATTGAAACTCATTCTCCTCAACCAACCAAAGTCGAACGTTGTGGGATTAGTTTGTACTTCACAGCAACTATGAAAGAAAAGGGAAAAATTGAAATAGGCCGTACTCAATTGAGTCAGCTGCTTAAACAGTTTTTTGGTATGAACAAAGTCGAATGGTGTTTTGAAGACGGCGTTTTGACTGGGGTCAATTTATTTAATGAGGAAAACCCAGCATGAGAAAAAAGCCAAATGAACTTTTAGGTGAAGTTACTTTACCTGGCGCGAAGATTGAGGGTACTCCAGCTGAAGTTGCTGCTTCGATCTTTGAAAAAATAATTTGTCCAAATGTAGAGATGTTGCTTAAGCAAAATCCTGATGCCGCCAAAGTTTTCGCGTTTCACTTAATGGGTCTGGCCATTTCTCAATATGCGGAACTGAGCACGACTAAAAGTTTTCAGAAACAACTTGAAGTTATCACACACAACATGGTTCAGTCGCTCAAAAAAGAGCGTGGCGAATTGAAGAATTAAAGGTCGTCGGCATGAATATACAACGAATCAAACTCACAATATTTGCCAAGCGTTTTTGGCCAGATGAAGATTCACGTCCATGCCGTGCAACGATCATCAGTCATATTAACCGGGGATGGTTGAGTGGTAAAAAAATTGGAACCCATTGGTACATTGAATGTACCAGTTGGGGGACACCACTCTTCTACTCTAGCGAAACAGAAAAAATTGATCTGCAGTCACCACCGAAGACTGGCAATTCAATTGCAGATCGCATTCTTGCAGAGATTTAAAAAATGACACCTAGACCAAGAGCAAAAGGTAACTTGGATCTACCGCCACATGTTGAGGTCGATAAAAAGGCAAATGGCACTACTTACTACCGTTATGTATTGCCGAATAATCAACGTAAATCATTGGGTAAAAATCGTAGCGAGGCTATAGTCGCAGCTATGGCACTCAATGCTGCTTTAGATCGTCACCCTGATATTGTGGCCAAGATCCTTGAGTCAACAAAACGCCAGCAAGTTGAAAGTAATATACCTTCATTTGAAAATGGCTTAAAAGAGTTCCTGGCGTTACGTTTGAATGAAAAAACTTATGCTGATTCAACACTCGAGATCATTAATGCGAACTGTGAGAAATATATAGAGAAATGGCGAGATATTTATTGCTCGGAAATCACGCTCAATATGTTGGCCACTTACCTGAAAGAGCAAACGCCATTTCAGGCAGAAAAGCACCGTTCACTCCTGATTGATATCTGGAAGTACTTTGTGGCCAATGGCTGGGCGAGCGAAAACATTGCCGAAAAAACCTTAAAGCCTATCCGCCCTAAGAAGACTCGCCAGCGTCATAGCAATGAGTCAATTGCGATCATCCGGGAGATCTGTCCAGACTGGTTGAAATTAGCGATTGATTTAGCTATGCATTCAATTCAACGGCGTGGTGATTTAGTTGCTTTGCAGAGAACCGCAGTCAATATCAAAGAAAACACGATGACCGTGCTACAGCATAAGTCTTTAAATTATGACAAGCCTATTTTTATTGAAGTTGATATGCATCCAGAGTTGGCCGAAACAGTGATCAAATGCATTGAAAGTTCATTTCGCATACGCTGCCCTTACCTCATTGCTACTCGTCCGGAACGTATCACCGAACATAATCGCATTGCCAAGTTGCATCCTTTTGCTGTAACTGAAGATCACCTAACGAAGCAGTTCCAAAAGTACCGGGATTTGTCAGAAGTGTATGATCATCTTGAACCAAGACAACGGCCATCATTTCATGATTTGCGTGCCTTGGGTGTTTATAACATTACCCAGAAATATGGCAAGGCATATGCCCAGGCACTGGCTGGTCACGCGACCGTAAAAATGACCGATCATTATATTTCTGGCCATGAAGAACCGAAGCCAACTAGGGTGAGTTTTAGGTAG